GGAAAATAAGAATGGCTTGTTTAATTGCGAATCTACCCTCCTATGAAGTATGGGTAAGAAAAGAATATTTAACTGACCATAAGAGTGGTCATGGTGAATTTGTTAAAGGTGTATGGGTATCGGCAAAAAGTATACCTGGTCGTGCGTTTTATTTTGAAACATATCTACCTGATTATGCTGCAATGTTTGATAAACTGCCGATTTCTGCATTTACAAGTGATCCTAAGACACCAACTCCTGATATGACGTTGCATAATCTTCAATTTTGGAACTGCATGGACTATGGAGTGGTTGCAGTTCAGAAACAATTCATTGGAAGTATGCATTATGAGGTCATGACAAGGGACTTTGGCACTCAAACTGGCACTTATATCTGCACTTTAGACAATTATCATCAAGATGTTGACTCAATTGACTACTCTACGAGTGAACAACCTGCTGAACATAAGTCTCATAACCTGTTAGAACTCGATAATGGGCAGTTTTGTCTCTATCCGAACAACAGAATGCGTATCTATGATAACAGTATTACACCAGAAACACCTAAAATGCCAGATTTTAAGGTTTCAACCGTGTATTACCAAGTTGAGAATGGTCATGATCGTGATGGACTCGGTTCTGAAGAGAATTATTTCTGGAAAACAGCAAAAGAAAGGCAAGAAAATAGCAAAAAAACCGATATTGAACCACAATTAGGATAAATAATAACATTTACAAAAAAGTGTCATAAATAAAACAGGAAAACACCTGTTTACATGGCAATAAAACGGATATCAAGAGCATTTAAGGACATTAGTTTGTCTTTTACACCTCATCCTGTCACAAAAGACCTCACAATTCTCAAAAATGAGAACGCAATTAAGAAGTCTGTAAGAAATTTAGTGCAAACAATCCCAACTGAGAGGTTTTTTAACTCTGCATTAGGGTCTGAGGTACGTGATAGTCTGTTTGAGTTTGTAGATTTTGGTACTGCGTCCGTTATACAGAGCCAAATTAAGATAACACTTGAAAATTTTGAACCTAGAATAGAAAATGTTGATGTTGAGGTCGATCCAAGACCAGATTTGAATGATTTTGAGGTCACAGTGTTCTTTGATATCGTCGGACAACAAATTCCAACACAAGAATTCACATTCATGCTCGAATCAACAAGATAAATGCCTTTTACTAAGTTTACAAACCTCGATTTTGATCAAATAAAGACCTCAATTAAGGATTATATTCGTGCAAACTCAGATTTTACTGATTTTGACTTTGAAGGATCGAATTTTTCGGTTTTAATTGACACTTTAGCATATAACACCTATATTACTGCCTTTAATTCCAATATGATTGTCAATGAGTCGTTCTTAGACTCGGCAACTGTAAGGGAAAATGTCGTTGCACTTGCTCGAAATGTTGGATATGTACCAAAATCAAGGACATCTGCTCAAGCAACCATCTCATTTAGTGTTACAGTCAGTGGAAATACACCAACTTTGACATTACAAGCAGGATTAGTTTGTGTCGGGACTTCAAAAGACACTTCTTATGTATTTTCAATACCAGAAAGCATTACCTCCGTTACATCTCAAGTAACTGATAGTCTTGGTAACATAGTAAGTAGCACTGCATCATTTGAAAACATAGTTGTATATCAAGGAACATACTTAACTAAGTCATTTAGAGTTGATGGTTCATTAGATCAAAGATTTGTTCTTGAAAATTCATTCATAGACACTTCAACGATAGTTGTTAACGTTAAAGGTGTAGGTGAAGAGGGAGATGGAAGGGAATATCGTAAAGTTGACAATATATTAAATGTTACTAGTGACTCTGAAATATACCTAATGCAAGAGATTGCTGATGAGAGGTATGAGTTACTCTTTGGTGATGGTATATTTGGTAAAAAGTTGGATAATGAGAGTAATGTATCCGTTTCTTACATTGTCACTGATGGTGTAGAGGGAAATGGTCCTTCATCGTTCACATATGCAGGTAGTGTAGCATCATCGTCAAATCAAATACAAATACCATCCACAACACCAATTATAACAACCATCTCATCGGCATCTAACGGAGGCAACATCGAGTCAATTGACTCAATTAAGTATTTTGCACCTAGATTGTATTCATCGCAGTACAGAGCAGTTACAGCAAGGGATTATGAATCAATAATACAAACAATATATCCAAATACCGAATCTGTTTCAGTCGTTGGTGGAGAGGAACTTGATCCTCCAGAATTTGGAACAGTTACAATCACAATTAAACCAAAAAATGGTGAATTTGTGTCAGATTTTGATAAAACTCAGATATTGTCAAATTTAAAAAACTACTCATTGACAGGTATCAATCAAAAGATCGTTGATCTTAAGTTACTTTATGTTGAACTTGAATCATTTGTATATTATGATCCATCAAAGGTGTCTACAGTATCTAACCTTAAATCAAAAATTATAAACGGATTATCAACTTACTCATCATCCACTGATCTTAATAAGTTTGGTGGTAGATTTAAATATAGTAAGGTACTCAATGTTATTGATAATATTGATAATGCAATCTCTTCTAATATCAGTAGAGTTAGGATAAGAAGAAATTTAAAAGCACTTGTAAATCAATTTGCACAATATGAATTATGTTATGGTAATAGATTTCATATCAATCCAGAGGGTAGAAACATAAAGAGCACTGGTTTCACAATACAAGGTCAAAGTGACACATTATACATCACAGACATACCAAATAAAAATAGTGCTGGTGAATTAGATGGTAGTGGAAAAGGTGTCCTTGCCATAGTTAAGGGTGATGTTGAAGTTGTTGATAATGTTTTAGTTGTAGCATCAGCTGGCACAGTTGACTACATTCATGGAGAGATCATATTAAACACTATTAACTTCACTTCAACTGAAAGATCAAATAATATAATTGAAATTCAAGCATTTCCTGAGTCAAACGATGTTATTAGTTTGAAAGATCTATATCTATCATTTGCTGTCGGAGATAGTGAGATAAATATGGTTAAAGACACTATTACATCAGGTGAAAAAATATCTGGTGTTGGATATAAAGTCACTTCAAGTTATTCAAATGGAGCATTGATAAGAGGATAATATGATAACAACTGGCATTGATAAGAGAGTCAAAGTCCAACAGATAATTGAAAATCAAGTCCCTGAGTTTCTTTTATCTGAAAGTCCGAAAGCAGTAGATTTTTTAAGACAATATTATATCTCTCAGGAATTTCAGGGAGGTGTAATTGATCTTACTGATAATTTGGATCAATACCTAAAATTAGATAATTTATCACCCGAAGTTGTTGTAGGGGAGACAAAATTAACAAGTGGCATCACAACTACTGGAACCACCATAAATGTCAGTAGTACTAAGGGATTTCCAAAAGAATATGGATTATTTAAGATAAATGATGAAGTAATAACATATACTGGTTTAACCACAAACACCTTCACGGGTTGTATAAGAGGTTTTAGTGGTATAACAACATACCATGCACCCAATCAACCAAACGAACTTGTATTTAGTGACACCACTGCAATTAATCATGAAACAGATTCAACTGTAATAAATTTAAGTGCACTTTTTCTAAAGGAATTTTATAAAAAGACCAAGGCAACTTTAACACCTGGTTTAGAAAATGTTGATTTTGTCAATAATTTGGACGTAAGTAATTTTATAAAAAATTCAAAGTCATTATACCAATCAAAAGGGACAGAGGAGTCTTTTAGAATATTATTTAATGTTTTATACAATGAAACACCAAAAATAATAGATTTGGAAGAGTATCTTCTAAAACCATCTTCTGCAGAATATATTAGGAGAGAGATTATACTCGCAGAGGCAATATCTGGTAATCCAATAAATCTTTTAGGTCAAACTATAATCAAATCAACTGACTCTGCAACAAGAGCAGCTATTTCTGCATCAATATCAGAAATTGAACCATTAACTAGAAAAGGAAAGACATATTATAAGTTAGGATTGTTTGTTGGATTTAATGAAAAGGATTTAATTGAAGGAACTTTTACAATACCTGGTATTACAAGATCAATAACTAACGTTTCTGCAGGATCAAGTGTTCTTACTGTTGATTCAACGGTTGGTTTTGGAGCAACAGGTGTTGTCATATCTGGCATAAACACAAATATATACTATTCAAGCAAATCACTCAACCAATTTTTTGGATGTACAAATATTGTTGCACCAATATCTGTATCTGATGATGTTCGATCAAATGAATTCTATTATGGTTATGAAAATGGTGATTTAAGTAAAAGAGTTGATTTAAGAATTACAGGAGTTTTATCTAAGTTTCAACCAACTTCAGATATTAGACTTTTATCTGAAGGAGAAAAAATAACTGTAAAAAATGTAGGTGAAAAGATAATTTATCCTGATACAAATAGATCAAGAAAAGAAATATTTGCAAATTCTTGGATTTATAATACTTCCTCAAGATTTCAAGTTGAAAATATAAATGGTAATAATTTTGAATTATTCACAAGAGACATTGATAAGTCTAGCATCAAGGTAGGTGATGAAATACAAATATTATTCAGAAATGAAGAAAATTTAGCAGGTACTGGTGTTGTAAACTCAGTAAGTAAGTCTACAAAAACTATTGACATCAACCCTCTAAGTGATTTAACTGGAGGAACATTTACTCCTGATCCTAATAGGGATTATGATATAAGAAGAGTTATAAAGAGGGCAAATAGCACATCAGTTGACATAGAATTTGGAGATAATGTATTAACATCGGATGTCACAAATGTATATAATGATTCTAATGAAAGAATGTATGTTGCATCTAATTCTTTACCATCATACACAATAACAACTGAAATTCCTAAATCCACAATACCTAATGCAACCGCAAATATTGATTTACAAGGATTCAGTAACACTTCTTTGAAGTTTAGTATTATAGCGTTTACCTCAAATGTCAAATTTATAACTGGAGATGAAATAACTTACACTGCTGAAAATAATGTCATACCAGGTCTAGAAGAAGGATCTTATTTTGTAGAAGTATTAAGTAATAAAAAACAAATTCGTTTATATAAGTCAAGATCATTCATTCCAATAAATGATTTTGAAGAATTTGAAAGTTTACCCAGTAATTCTGGATCTCATACTTTTTCATTAGTAAAAACTGTAGATCAAAAAGTAAGTGCTCAGAAACTTTTAAAAGAATTTACACTAAATCCAAATATAACCAATTCTGATAATGAAAAAACTATTCCTGGTGCTACAGGTTTACTTATTAATGGTGTTGAGATATTAAACTATAAATCGAGTGATCGAATATACTCAGGTCCTATACAAGATATAAAAGTATTAAATGGAGGAAAAAATTACGATGTAATTACACCTCCAACCTTAGAGGTATCTTCACCAGGTGTCGGAAAAACAACAGCTCTCATAAGACCTGTTGTTAATGGTGAAGTGGTTGATATTCAAGTAGATCCCCAAAATTTTGATATACAAAAAGTATTATCCATTTCATTAGAGGGTGGAAATGGAGGAGGTGCTAGATTTGAAGCAGAAATATCAAAGAGAAAGAGAGAAATATCATTCGATGGTAGAATGATATCGCAATCTGGTGGTGTTGATAATGTAAATGAAACAATAACCTTTTTAACAGATCATCATATTTCATCAGGAATACCATTAGTATACGATAAAAATGGTAATGATCCATTAGGTGTTGGAACAGTTGGAAATGATGGTATTTCAGTTGTTGGACTTGGAACCACAACTTTAGTTGATAGTTCTGTATATTATCCAGAGGTTTTAAATTCAAGAACGATTAAATTATTTCAAAATCTTGGTGATTATAACTCTGGCATAAACACCGTTGGATTTACAACCTTCAATAAAGATGGAGTTCATAAGTTTAGGTTATTAAAGGAGCAAAATACTTTAAGTGATATTAGAGTTTTAGATGGTGGTAGTAATTATCAAAATAGAGAACTATTTGTAAAACCTTCTGGTATAAACACTTCTCTTCATACAATTAATTTTACAAATCATGGTTTTTCTAATGGAGATCAAATAGTTTATTCAACTAATTCAGGCATAGGATCTACACAACCACAATCTATATCAGGATTAAGTACATATACAGGAATTACATCAACATCAATTTTCTACGATGTAAATGTGATAGATAAAAATTCATTTAGACTTACAAACGCAGGACTAGGTGGAACATCATCGTCTAATTATGATAGATCGAATTATATAAAATTTACTGATCAAGGAACAGGATTCCAAGTATTTAAATATCCAGATATAAAACTTAATTTACTTTATGAGTTAGCAAATACAAATGTTGGAGTGATAACTGCAACTCCTGTTGTGAGAGGTTCAATTGATGAAATATATCTTTATGAGTCTGGAACTGGATACGGGTCAGATATTTTAAATTTAGAAAAACCAGTTAATGTAACAAGAAAAAATGGTGATGATGCAGAATTAAAACCAATAATATCTGAGGGACGTATATCCTATGTTGAAATACAATCAAAAGGTAAAAATTATGAAACAGCGCCAGATTTAGAAGTAGTTGGTATTGGAACAGGTTTAGGAGCAAAACTAAGAGCAGTTGTAGAAAACGGAAAAATTGTCAACGTTATCATACTAAAATCTGGACTTCAGTATCAAGATGAAAAAACAAAAATATTAGTGAAACCACCTGGTAATGAGTTAAAAGTTGATACAACAAT